CTTACCATTAAAGAGCCTAAAGTACTTAATAAAGATGCTCCAGCACCTTTTATAACACTTGTACCGTTTGCTATTGCGCTACCTATTGCGCTACCAAAGTTTATAATACCGTTTTCTTTTGCGAAATTTAACATTTGGTTTACATCTTCGGTAAAAACTTTTAAACGCTCTTTTAATAAAATTTGGTTTACTTCAAATTCAGATAGCGTTTTATCATTTATAATTTGTAAAGGTTTTTCATTTATTACATCCTGAACACCTGCTAAATCATTTCTTAAACCACTTCCTAACGCTTGTACTTTTGTTCTTATTTCGTCAGCAGTTCCATCAGGTATAATAGTCTTAGCAATACCTCCCTCGCTTGTTACATTTGCTTCTAGGTCTATATTTGTTAACTCTAAATTTTGTTTTTGACCTTTTAAAGAATTAATTTCTTCTTTTATACTACCTATTCCTTTTTTTAATCTTTCTACATATAATTCAAAGTCCTTAGTACCTGTTTTATAAGAACCTCCTTTTTGTACTTTAGCTAATTGCGTTTGATAAAATAATTCTTTTTTCTTTAAATCGTTATTTTTAGCATCTAACTGACTTTGAATAGTTAATAAAGTTTCGCTATTTTTTACAATAGCATTCATTGAAGCAGTTGCTTTTGCTCTTTTTATAATAGATTTGGTTAATGAATCATAAGTAGTCTGTAAACCTCCATTAAGTATCTTCTCGTCAGACATATTTTGCAAATACTCTGGATACTTTTTTCTTAATTCGTTTATTGCTTTTTTTCTATCATCAACTGATAACGTTGTATTATCTATTTGAGATTTTAATAATCTTAATGTTACTAACTCTTTTTGTCCGCTTTGTTCACCTCTTAAATTAGCACGATTAACAGATTCTAACCCTAAAACATAATTTTCTAAACTTTCAGTTAACTTTTCTTGTTCTTCTTTTAAAGACTTAACTTTGTCTTTAGTACCCATTATTTTATCACCAAAAACCAACCAAGCAGATGTTGCTAAAGATATAGCTAAGGTTATACCACCAAAACCTGTTAAATCTTTAAGCATTAACTTTAAAGCACCTCCTGCACTTCCCGTTCTTTTCTTTAAAGCTCCGAATTGTTCAGTTAAGTTGGTTATGTTGTTAGAAATACCCATCATTCCAAAAGGTGCATCTTGTACCGTTCTGGAAAAGGCTAACATTGCACTAGAACCGTTTGCAGTGCCTTTTTGAAAACCTTTAATATCTTTAGTTGCTGTTTTAGTTGATTTACTAAAGTTGCCTAAATTCTTTTTAGAATCGTTACCAAAGTCTTTTAAGTCTTTAGTTGCTGAATTTACTTTAGATTGTAAATCCTTTATATCCGCACCGATTTCAACTTCTAATCTTGCATCCATTTACTTATTTTTTTTCTTTAAATACTCCTCACGTTCTTTTTTAAATCTATCTAAAACATATTGAGGTACTTTAGGTTTGGACGTTTTACCAATTAACACATTTTTAGTTGAATTAAATAATTCTGTTTTTGCTTTCTTTTCGGCTAAACTAGAACCTATTATTATTCTGTTAATCTCAAATATCTTTTCCTTTTCTATTCTTTGTAACCTTTTATAAGCAAAAAAGCGAATATTAAATTCGCTCATTGTCATTGTAAATAAATAATCATAAGACGAAATACCTAACTCACCAAGGCAAACAGAAATAACATCTTTATACCAGTCTATTTTTTTTTTGGCGCATCTTCATTAGTTTCATTTTCAGTAGGTGTTTTATTTTCATTAGTGCCAAAGAAAACTTGTAAAAACTTAACTACATTGTCAGCCCCTTTTAAATAATCTTTGTCAAGCCAATCAATAACATCACTTTCTTTAAAATCTACTTCTTTTTGATACTTATTACAAGTATTAACCAAACTTTCGTACATTAAAATTGGAGCGTGTTTAAATGGATTCTTTTGCGTTTTAATTAATAAATCGTTATAATCTTCATATATTTCACGCTCTAAAACGTTACCTAAAAACAAGATACCAAAAGTAAACTTTCTCTTTTTACCTCCTAAATGTAATTCTATTTGTTGCTTCATATTGTTTTTTATGCTTTAGGGTCTACTGTTGTAATTAAACCACTACCCATTAATGTACCTGAGAATGTTACATTTTCATCCGTTCCAGATGTTTGTGTTAATTCTGATAGAACAGCCGTACCAAACCTAAATGCTGGTGTTATACTTGTAGATAAACGCCAAGTCAATTTTTCCATATTTGTATTACTTATATAGAAAAGCAAAGAATTATATTCCATTTTCCCGTTTTCTATTTCTATATCAACACCCTCAAAAGATAACTCATAACTTACTGAACCACCATCTCTTATAACTTGACCAGCATCGCATTTTGTTTGTGCTTCAATTACGTTTCTTGAAAAACTGATTTCATTTGATGTTAAGCATCCAATTGGCTCATATGCGCTAGATACGTCATCCCAAATAGATAGTATTACGTCATCCCCTTTTATAAATGTACTCATTTTTGATTTATTTAATTATTTATTATACAAATATAAATAAAATTTATTTAATATTATTTTTTATAGAATTTTCTTATAGTTAGTAAATGTACAACTCTAATCTAAGTAAATTTCTAAACACATTTTGTGTATCTGTTATGTTATCTAAATTAGTAATACTACCTATATTTTGTCTGTGGATTCTTAAACCGCTTGCAACGTCTAAAGTAAGGTTGTTAGTCGCTGAAATTATAGCATCTGTTATGTTATCACAAAGCAAACGACTTCCAGTATTTCCACTTGATGAAAAAATAGTAACCGTATCAATTAGAATAGAACTAAGCCAAACACCCTCGCATTTTGTAGGGTTTTCTTCTACATTTGTTTGCGTGGTTAATAGGTTATAATATGGTGTATTTCCGTTTGCTGTTACTCTTGTATCATAGCAAGGCACGTTTATAAAGTCTGCTGTTACTAAGGGGTTACCATTACCATCTGTTAAATCTACATTATTACCATCTTCTAAAATAATAACTTCATTTGATGTTTGGTTAATGACTACCATATTTTCAATGGCTTCATAAATAGCCTTTCTTACCCATTTATTTGCTAAAGGTTTGTTCATTTACTTAATTGTTTTAAACTTTCTTTTAATTCGTCTAAATATAGCTTTCTACCGTTTACCAAAGATGGATATAAAAATGGTTGAGGTTTTATATTTATTTGCTTAACTCCCTTACCTTTGAATAGTATTGCTAATTCTTTTAATTCATTAGGCACGTTTACAAGTCCACCCGTTCCAAATTCCATATACGCTGAATACTTTTCTCTTGCAAATATTTTATAGTTTAAAGGATTTTCTTTTTGTTTTCCTATTCCTTGCCTTAGTTTTCCGTTGTCAACTGGTGCTAACATTTTAGCATTATCAACAATATCACCAGCCACAAATTCAGTAACGTTTTCTATTTCTTTTTCCGCTTTTTCGCCGTAACTTTTTAACTCTTTTAGTACCTTATCTAAACCTTTTATTTTAGCCACCTTGTCCGTTTTGGTTCTGATTCTGATTCTGATTGCCTATTGGCTCTAATTCAGTAACTCCAAAAGTAAGCTCTTTAGTTAATGTTATTTGTATTTCTCTATCTTCAAACCCTACATTAACAGGCTCTGAATTAATTGCATACTTTTCACCTCTATACATTACAAACTGATTTTTACTATTATACGTTATATCATTTCGTTTGCGTAATTGCACTACTATTCTGTTTGTAGTTTCGCTTAATCCAAACTCTTTATTTTGGTAAATGTTGTTATTTGTTATAATCTTACATCTACTTTTAGTTATCAATTCCTCACTAACAACGTTACCGCCAAAACTGTCACTAACTTTGGTAGTTTGCCAAATCTCAATCTGTTTATTGTATTTTCTTGCTCTCATTAAATTAAGAACCTTTTATTTTGGTTTATCATATCTTGCAACCAATATGGTAACATTCCTTTATTTGCCTTTTCCGTTTCGGCTTCATAATACAAATATTTCACATATTGCAAAGCACAATCTATTAATTCATAAGGTACGTCTAAAGGGTCAGTATAACCCACATTTAACGTTAGTTTTTTATCTTCTGAACTACTAACCTCATAACTTGTAAATAATGCGTATTCGTTCACTTCAACATCAGTAGGAGACGTTACGCTATTAATAGGATAGTCATAAACATCAACGCAATAATTTTGAAACAAATAACTCTTTGAACGTGCGTAAACTAATATATTAGTTTTCTTTTCAATAGTAGATAAGGCACTTTTAACCATTCTTTCAATCATAAAATCGTCATCTGTTAACGTGTCATCTATATTAAGATATGCCTTAGCCTGTGCAAGTGTTATAACGTCTAAATAAGCCATTTTCTACTTCTTTTTAGTTACTCGTTTAGGTTGGTTTAAATAACCTTTTAAATCCGTTCTTTTGCCTTTGTAGTCATCACCCTTTTTATAGGTTACTTTCTCTTGAATACAAAAAAAATCTTTTAATACTTTCATAATTCAAATATACAAAATTTATATAACATTTTATTTTAATAGATTTTAACTATAAAAAAAACGCCCTAATTCTCATTAGGACGCTAAAAACAACAATAGTATTATTATACTGCAGTAAAGTCACCGTAAACTAAAGCTGCTGGTTGTTCAACTGCTAAAGCTGTTTGGCTTTCAATTCTCGCTGTAATATTGTTAGTTACAAAGTTAGTACCTTCAACTTCTGAAAACTCTAAAGATAAGCCCTCAGTATTGATTTTATTAACTCTTGACCAATCACCAACATAGTATTTGTTAGCTGGTAACCAAGTAGCTTTTAATACTTGAACTCCTGCAACTCTTAACGCTCCACCCTCATAAGTAACAGCACTTTCTAAGTCTTGTTTAGCAGTTTTCAAAATATCTAAGTAGTCGGATGGTCTAACAACAATACCGTTAATATCATAGTCTGCATCTTCTAATTTACCAATTTCATTGATAAGCATTTTAGATTTACTTGAACCTGTGATAATTTCAGTCGATGCCGTTGCGTCTGCTGCTAATACCGCTTGAAAAGCTGCATTCTCTGCCTTAAAGTAATCACGTCTTAATAACATTGGTATTGCCGAAGTGATGTAAGACAAGTTATTACGCATTTTCTTGCTATATCTTGAGAAACCAGCTATAAAGTCAGTTGTTACATCAACAGTAGTAAAGTCATAATCTTTTTGAGATTTAGAACTACCTTCAGTTTGCGCACCGATTGACCCCTCAGCACCTGATTCTCTTGTATAGGTATAAGTACCTCCATCAATATTAACCGAACCAACTAAGTCAGCAACGTTAACCTTTTGAGCAGGAAACTTAACAATATCAAAATTATACGAGCGTGGCTCATCACCTGTTAAATTTCCAGTAGTCATATCACCAACTACTTTTAATTCTATTTCTTGACCTTTCTTAACTTTTAAGATGCTTTCTGAATTGTCTTTAATTGCGTTTACAATAAAGTCACCTTTGGCTTTCTCTTGCGTTTGATTTTCTTTTAGCTTAACGTCTAAAATATTTGCGTGGTCCTGTAATGCCTTGAATTTAACCTCCATTGCATCAGTAGCATCTTTTACAGCATTCTCAATAGCTGTTTTATTTTCTGCCTTAAATTCAGTAATTGCGTTAATTACTACTTCTTTTGATTTGCCCTCTAATTTGTCGGCTAAATCGTTTAATTTTTGTTCTAATTCCATTTTGTTATAATGTGTTTATAAAGTTATTTAATATTAATGTGGCATCTTTTACGCTATCAATCGGCTTATCATTTAGAGTGTTATCTAATAACGGCTCGTTATCTGAAAGTGATTTTAATATAGTTTCAATTTGCCTTAATCTTGTATCTGAATAGTCTAAATCGTAAGACTTTTCTATTAATTCTAATATGCCATAAGTTGACTTCAATCCCTTAACAGTTTGAACGGTGCTTAATTGATTTGCCCCCCAGCTTGTAAGAAATGAGTATTCCATTAGCTTGTATTCAGTGATAATAGATTTATTATTTTTATCTCTATTTAACACTTGATAACCAATAGACAATTCAGCATTTAAGCCCTCTTCATTCATTAGTTTTATGTCGCTGAACATATCTCTACTAACTTCTTTGTTTAGGTTAAATTTAGTAGTCGTTAGCAATCCATAAGAATCCTTTGTATCAATATTCAAAGGCACACCTAAACTAACTGTAGGATTGTGGTCTTTTAATACTCTTATTCTCTTGTAATTCTCTTGAACACTCTTGTTAAAAGAACCTTTAGCCGAAATGTCCCCATCAGAATCTTTATAGTCATAAGCATTTGCATAAGCAATTACTATACCTTTTGATTCGTCCAAGTCTTTCAACTCAAATGATGTTTGTTTAAAATTCATTGCATTCATAATACAAATATAAATAAAATTTATTAAAGTGATTTTTTAGTATNGTTTTTTTTTATAGTGTTTCTTTTTGCTCGAATACAATAGGTAACACTTGTCTCTTTAATGGTTTGGAATGATTATTCTTTGCTAATAATATTTCTT